CGGGTCAGCACGAAAACGCGCCCGCAAAAGTCGCATAGGGGGTAGGCCATGGCCAGGAAGGGTAGGCCGCCGGTTCCGACGCAGTTGAAGATCCTGCGTGGCAACCCTGGCAAGCGTCCTCTGAATGAACGGGAGCCGTTGCCTCCGCAGGCTGGCGTCGAAATGCCAGAGTACCTCGGGCCGGTTGCCCGACAGCGATGGGAAAAAGTGCTGCCGCTGCTGCAGGCCGTTCGCGTGATGACCAAGGCTGACGTGGAGTCGCTGGCCAGGTACTGCGACACCTACGAATGGTGGCTTGCCACGAGAGCGAAACTGAAAAAGGAAGGCGACACGTACCCGATCCTAAACGACAAGGGCGAGATCAAGTACATCGCACAGCGGCCCGAGGTTGCGATAGCCCACAAATTAGCGGCGCAACTTCACGCCTTAGAGGCGGACTTTGGCCTCAATCCTTCCTCGAGGACGAAGCTTGCCACGCAAGTCGAAGTCAAAAGAGACGAGCTTGAAGAGTTCTTCGCCGCCCACGGCTAAGCATCGGCCTGGTCTGGACGAAGCCAAGGTCAAGCGGGTCTATGAGTTCTTCGAAAAGGTGCTGAAGCACTCGAAGGGCCAGACTGCTGGGCAGCCGTTCCTGCTGCTGCCGTGGCAGAAGTACGTGCTCGGCGAGATCTTTGGGCGGTGTAAGCCAGACGGCACGCGGCAGTACCGCCAGGCGTACATCGAGATCCCGAAGAAGAACGGCAAGAGCACCTTGCTCGCCGGCATCAGCCTCTACGCACTGCTAGCAGACGGGGAAGCAGGGGCGGAAATCTACGGGGCAGCAAGCGACCGCGAGCAGGCCGGCATCATCTACCGAGAAGCGGCGTCTATGGTCCGCTCGTCACCGGCACTGTCGAAGGTGCTCGAAGTGCTCGACTCGCGGAAGACGATCATTCACAAGGCGAGCAACTCGTTTTATCGGGTTCTGAGTGCCGACGCCTTCCGGGCCGAGGGACTCAACGTGCACTGCCTGCTATTCGATGAGCTGCATGCCCAAAGAGGCGACCGGCGTTTATGGGATGCACTTCGCTACGGTGGTGCGGCGCGTCGGCAGCCGCTCTGCCCGGTGTCAATCACGACTGCCGGAGAAGCGAACAAGTCGCACATCTGGTACGAGCAGCACGACTATGCCGAGCGGTGCATGGCGGATCCGGCATTTGATCCATCGTTCTTCGGCTGCATCTACGCGGCTGGCAGGGAGGATGACTGGAAGTCTCCGAAGATTTGGCACAAGGCGAACCCGTCCCTCGGCGAGACGATCAGCGAGGAGTCATTCGCTGCTGACTGCCGCGAGGCTGAGAACTCCGCGACGAAGCTCAATTCGTTCCTGCGATACCGCCTCAACATCCCCACCACCTCCGACGTTCGGTGGCTGCGGCCCGACCAGATCGCCGCGTGCATGGGGCCGCTGTCGGAGTCGCTCGAGGGCCGGGAGGTGTGGTGCGGGCTCGATCTCGCCAGCAACTATGACACCACCTGCTTTTCGGCCGTGGCTCCAAACGAAGCCGGCGGATACGACGTGCACGTCATGGCGTGGATCCCCGAGCACAACGCCGCCGAGCGGGAGCGAAACGACCGCGTGCAGTACACGGCGTGGCACCGGGACGGATGGCTCACGTACACCGAGGGCCGCAGCACGGACTACAAGCGAGTAAAGGCCGACATTCTGGAGTTCGCCCAGAAGCACCGCGTTCGCAAGTTGGCCATCGACAGATGGAACGCGACGCAGTTGGCCACCGAGCTCTCTGACGAAGGCTTGCCGGTGACGTTGTACGGGCAGGGTTTTGCGTCCATGACAGCGCCGACGCGCCGCCTGGAGGCTCTTGTGGTCGATGGAAAGGTGCGGTTTGGATTGAATCCGTTGGTAGGTTGGCAGTTAGGAAACGCGGCCGTACAGACCGATCCGGCCGGGAATCTGAAGGTGAGTAAGGCGAAGAGCACGGAACGTGTGGACGCGGTGGTGGCAACCATCATGGCCGTAGGCGTTCACATGGGCGAGAGCATGAAGCCCGCCGATATGCCCGAGATTTCCTTCTGGTGACGCATGGAAGCGACGGCAGCACTGCCCGAAATCAAGTTCCTCGATACCCGCATGTCCCGCTGGGATGACCTCGTGGCCATGGCCGGCGAGAGCGGCGTGAGGATAACGCCCGAGACGGCGATGAAGACGGCGGCGTACTTCGCCTGTGCCCGCGTGGTGGCCGAGACGGTTGGAAGCCTTCCGCTCCACCTCTACCGCCGGCTGGATGACCACAACAGCGAGCGGGCCAAGGATCTGCCGCTCTACAACGTGCTGGCCCGCCGGCCCAACAAGTGGCAGACCCGCTATGAGTGGGTCGAGCAGATGTGCCTGCACCTTGGGTTCTACGGCAATTCGTACCAGTTCAAGGTGGCCGGCGACCGTGGCAGCGTCAGCGAGCTTCACCCGCTGCATCCCGGCGGCATGAAGGTGGTGCAAGAAAAAGACATGTCTCTTTCTTACGTCTACACGGACCCGAGCACGGGCCGGCAGCAGGCGTACCGAGACGATCAGATCATGCACGTGCGGTGGCTGTCGTTTGACGGCGTGCACGGGGAGGTGCCGGTCGAGCTCGGCAAGGATGCCATCGGCCTGGCTCGCGCCCTGGAGCAGTACGCCGCGACGTTCTATCGAAACAACGCGCAGCCCGGCATCATTCTGCACACCGACCAGGCGTTGCCCCGCGAAGTCCGCGAGCAGCTGAGGGACCAGTGGGAGAGCGCCCATCGCGGCCCGGCCAAGGCTGGGCGAACGGCGATCCTCAGCAACGGACTCAAGGCCGACAGTGTCTCAGCGACGAACCAAGAGAGCCAACTGGCCGAGCTCTGGATGCAAAGCCTGCTCGCCATCTGCCGCTGCTGGCGGATGCCACCCCACATGATTCAGGAGTTGGGCCGGGCGACCTGGGGCAACTTGCAGAGCGAGATGGTGAGCTTCGAGAAGTTCACCATTGCCCCGTGGCTGCGTCGCATCGAGGGTGCCATCGAGCGTGACGTACTGCCCGAGGACGGCGATTTGTACGCCGAGTTCCTGGTCGAAGGACTGCTGCGTGGCGACATCACGACTCGCTACCAGGCGTATGAGATCGCCCTGCGGAATCGCTGGATGACACCGGAAGAGGTGCGGCAGAAGGAAAACCTCGGTCCGATGCAGTCCGACGAGAACGACTCGCCGGGCGAGGTCGAGGACACGCCGGCCGATATGGTCGAAGACGTGGCCGAGGTTGCGGACGGCACGAGCGATGACGATCCGGCAGACGTTGAGGACGACGCCAATGGCGGTTGACCTCAAGCCCACGGCTGGCATGGCAGAGGCGGCACGCACCGGGCTGCGGCTGCACAACGAAGGCAAGAGCGGCGACGGGCTCAAGCCAGAGACGGTGCGGCGGGCCAACATCATCGCAGCCCGCGAAGAACTGACCGAAGATCACGTCCGCGAGATGAGCGCCTGGTTTGCTCGACACGAGGCCGACCGTCAGCCCGACTGGAACAAGCCGGGCAAGGAAACGCCGGGCTTTGTAGCGTGGATGCTGTGGGGTGGCGATGCCGGCCGCGCGTGGTCGGCGGACAAAGTCGAACAGATGAACCGTGAATCCGAGAGGAGCGAGAGCATGGACGCCAGCAACATTGAGCGCCGCGATTGGGAGTTTGCCGAGGACGGCGGCGCCGTCGTGGAAACGCGTGCCGACGGGCGGCCCGTGCTGACCGGCTACGCCGTTCGCTACAACACGCTGAGCGTGGATCTCGGCGGGTTCCGCGAGACCATCCTGCCGGGTGCCTTCGACAAGGTGCTCAATCGTCAGCGTGGCAAAGGCGACGTGGTCGCGTTGTTCAATCACGACCCGAATCAACTGCTGGGCCGCACGTCGAGCGGGACGCTCGAGCTGACCAGCGATGACAAGGGGCTGCGGTATTCGGTGGTGCTGCCAAACACGGAACTGGGCCGCACGATCGGCGAGCTCGTGGCCCGTTCCGATTTGCGTGGCTCATCGTTCGCGTTCACCGTGGAACCACGCGGCGAGCAGTGGGCACTAGGCGAAGACGGCAAGCCGCGACGCTCGATCCGCGAGGTGTCGGGCCTTTTCGATGTTTCCGTAGTGACGCACCCTGCGTACCCATCTTCGACCACGAGCGTTGCCCGTCGAAGTTTGGAGGCGTGGCTAGCATCCCAGGAGCCGGCGCAAGTGCCGGTGCTTGATGCGAAGCCAGATATGCGGCCGGCAGCGGCTGCTGGTCTGCGGCTTCGTGCCGCACGTCTTCGGAGCTTTCTGCGTGGCAAAACCGGGTGACATCTGCCCACAGTGCTGCAAGGGTCGGATCCGCACTCGCTCAAGTGTGCAGGCCGGCGAGCACTCGCAGGTGCGGTACATCGAGTGCCAGTGCTGCACGTTTCGGTCGAAGCAAGTCGTGCCAGCGGAGTACGTCTGCCGTCGGGCTTTTGTAGATACAAACTCCCGGCGAGGTTAATCGGCATTGGTGCCGTAGTGTGAACGACAGACACGGACTGTCACCGTTCACAACTACGGAGTGCCAAGGATGGCCAGCCAACTCACCAAGCTTCAGGACCGGGCCGCCGCTGTGGCCGCCATGCTCGACGATCTCTCAAAGGTCGAGGAGCGTTCCGCCGAGCAGGTCGCGGAAATGGAGAAGCTGGCCGGCGAAGCCGAGCAGCTCGAGAAGGAGCTGTCCCGCGAGCACGCCATCGCCGAGAAGATCACCGCCCTGCGTGGCAAGGTGGCTGCGACTGCGAAGCCCGTCGAGGTTGCGGCCGTTCATGCGGCCCCGGCCCCGGCTGCCGAGCGTTCGCTGAGTGGCAAGGCCCGCCACTTCCGTTCGTCCAGCGACGCTGAGGCGTGCGGCCGGTGGATTCGTGGCTACGTTCTCGGCCGTGCCGAGGATCGTTCGTGGTACGAGAAGAACGTCGAGGCTCGCGCCCTGTCGCCCAACGACAATAACAAGGGCGGCGTTTTTATCCCGGATACGTTTGCCGCTACCGTGATTCGGTTGACCGAGTCCTTCGGTGCGTTCCCGGCGCAGGCCAACAACCTGACGATGACGAGCGACACGCTCTACATCCCGCGTCGCGTTGGCGGAAACACGGCGTACCACACGGGTGCCAATGCCGAGACCCAGGCGACCGACATGGCGACCGACAACGTGATGCTTTCCAGCAAGGAAGTCCGCGTCGGCACCCGCGTCCCCAACCAGCTGATCGACGACTCGGCGATTGATCTGGCCGGGCTCGTGGCTGAAGAGTTCGCCCTGGCCATCGCGCAGCGGATCGACGAAGACGGCTTCATCGGCACCGGGGCCAGCCTTTACGGTGGCATCCGTGGCATCCAGTGGAAGTTTGAGAACGAGACGCTGACGGCTGGCATCAACGACTCTTCGCAGTCGGCGGTCACGGCCCTGACTGTCGATGACTTTCTCGCCACCGTCGCCAAGGCTCCGACCTACGCGACCCAGAGCCCGACCTGCGGCTGGTACTGCACCCCGCAGATGCACGCTCTGGCGATGCAGTCGCTGGCCCTCGGCGGCAACGGTGCCCTCGCTAACGAGGTGCTGGATGGTGCCCGCCGGCCGACGTTCCTGGGATGGCCGGTGTTCCTCAACAACGTCATGCGGAAGACGGCCTCGGCCGGTCAGTGCGTGGCGTTGTTCGGCGACCTCAAGCGGTCGAGCCACTTCGCCCTGCGGCGTGCCGTCGCGGTGCGGGCGAGCACCGACCGCTACATCGAGTTCGACCAGACCTACTTCCAGGCCACCGTGTCCTATGACGCTGTGACCTCGGACGTTGGCGACGCTTCGACGGCTGGCCCGGTCGTGGCTCTCATCCTCTGAACCTGAACCCACACTCAAGACTCAAGGAACCAGCGACATGAACCACGCGGCCAACGGTCGTTCTGTGATCTCGATCAGCCCCGGCGTTGCGGGCGTTGCCTCTGCTGGCACGCACACCGTGGCGATCGACTGCCTCGGCTACGACTCGGTCAGCATCGACGTGTGCTACCGCTCGCTCGCCAACACGTCTGCCCCCAGCGTTGTGGCTATCCGCCACAGCGACACGGACGGCAGCTACGCGACGATCTCGGGCCTTGTCCAGGGCACCGACTACTCGCTGGCCGGCGTGAGCAACACGGCGGTCGTGAACGTGACGCGGTTCGAGATCCCGACGAAGGCTCTGCGGCGTTACCTGCAGGTGTCGGTGACGCCGTCTGCGGATGCGACGGCGAACGGCACGAACAACGACATCGTCGTGGCGGCCCGGCTGGGTCGTGGCGAGGTTGGCGTCGATTCGGCGTCGGATGCGAACGTCACGAATCGCGTGGTTCTCGGCTGATCGAAGACGGTAGAACGACAACTCCAACGAAGGAGGAGCCGTGGGCGCGGCGACTTCGACGGTGGCTGGCGTAAAGCCTGCCATCATTCAGACCGGCAGCGGGCCGATCCGATTGCACTGTGCCATGTCAGTGCCTCGGCTCGGCTGGCAGGATCACATGTTCTGCTGGGCCAGGGGCTTGGTGCCGTACGGCATTTCCCCCATTCGCCTTGAAGGGGCGTTTTGGGGGCAGTGCCTGGAGCGTGTCCTCACCGACATCGTCGAGAGCGACACCGATCCGAAGGCGCCTCCGCTGTGGATCTGCACGCTCGATTACGACAGCATCTTTGAGCAGGACGCCGTGCCTCGTCTGCTCACCTATGCCGTGGCCAGCGGCTTTGATTTCGTCGCGGCCGTGCAGATGAAACGGCGGACGGACGAGCCGCTATTCACGATGGTCGCCGATGGGGGCGAACGCGTGGCAGAGGTGAGCCGTGATCACTTCGTCTACCACAACGTCATCCAAGCCAACACAGCCCACTTCGGATTGACGATGCTGAAGGCAGAGGCGTTGAAAAAGATGCCTCACCCGTGGTTCATCGGCAAGCCCAACGAGGCGGGCCGATGGGAAGACGGGCGGGTCGATGATGACATCGCATTCTGGGTATCGGCTCAGAAGGCAGGATGCAAGATCGGCGTGTGCCCTCGCGTAGCACTGGGGCATGCCGAGGTGTGGATCAAGTGGCCCGACCAGAACATGCGAGCGAGCCTGCAGCACCCTGGTGATTTCTGGGACCGAGGCGGCAGGCCACCGGAGAACGTGTGGAAATGAGCACGACGATCCCATTGGTGCAGGTCCGCTTCCTGCGGTCCTACGCTGGATACAAGGCCGGGCAGATTGTGCCCGTGACTGGCGGGCTGGCTCGCACGCTCGAGCTGCAGCGGTACGCCGTGCGGCACGTCGAGGCTCCGGCCTTTGAGTTCGCCACGGCCCCAGAGCCAGCACTGGAGCGAGCCGTCGCCCCGGTGGCCAAGGCCAAGCGTGGGAGGCCGAAGCGTGCGTAACTGGGAACTGCCGCAGACTGGCAGCCGCTACCGCAGCCTGGTGGTCGCCACCGCCAGCGGCACGGGCGACCGCCCGGTGAGCGTGGCCGAGGCCAAGGAGCACCTGCGGATCGTCGATTTCACCGATGACGATACGTATATCGGCGGGCTGGTCGATGCCGCGACAACGTGGTGCGAGGACTACTGCGACCGCACGTTCGCGGACAAGCAATACACCGTGGCGTTCGATGACTTTCCGAGCCTCCGCATCGAGCTCCCGCGCCCGCCGGTGCGGTTGAACGCGACTGCCACGAGCGCCACGGTGACTATCTCGTATGTGGATTCAGCC